AACACCTTCTGGAAGCAGGACACCAAAATATCTAATTCCATTAATGGGATATGGTACTACTTAGGTAGTATCACATGCCCAGGTGGAGTCAGATATAATGAGTCTGAGAGGATCGGCCCACAACTTACTTATCTTTTGTCACTTGACCCGAAATGGGGTGCAATTGTCCCCATTTGGTTAGTGTCTCAAGATGTAAGGGACAGCGAGGTCGGAAAAGCCGCAACAAAGGCATGGGCTGGAATAGGTCAGGCGGACGAAGATCTTCTCGTCTTTTTGGCCGAATTCAAGCAAACATGGACTATGTTTCGGCATCCATTGGATAATTTGCATCGTTTTTTCACAAAAATACGTGGAAAAAAGAATGCAACGTCCAAAGGCCGCGCTCTCACGCTTGGACAGTACTTGTCCAACGAGTGGTTGACGTACCGGTTTGGAATCAGACCGTTATTGTCAGACATTAGTAACTCTCTGAAGGCCCTTGGCCATAGGCCGCGGACTGTTAGGAAAACCAGCAGAGGAAACTCTGTTACGGAGTCTCAACAGACCACCGCAGTCACCTATCCTCACGGGAGCGTTACAACCAACTTTAACCACAACATCAAACACACGTTAACTACGCGTGCTGGTGTATTGTGGGAAGCTAGTATGACGACGCTGGATTTTCTGGGCGTTAATTTCGCCTCGATGCCAGCTGCCGCCTGGGAACTCATCCCCTATAGCTTTGTAGTTGATTGGTTCGCGAACGTGGGAGATTACGTGCGTGCCTGGACGCCCCATCCCATGACTAGGGTTCTTGCTTCGTGGACAACGACGATCGATGAAATTTCTGTCGCTCGTGTAGTCACTAGCTCGTTCCCTAATGATGGACAGACTGTATTGTTACGCCCAATGCAGGGAAGTGAGAACCTGGATTACGTAAGTGTTTACCGTGATCCAGTATTACCACTTCCGAGTCTACAGAGCAAATTAAACTTGGACCTGATCGCGAAAGCGATTAAGGACCATCGCGCTGTGGACTCTGCGGCCCTGATACTCCAACGGCTTCGGTCTAAATAACCGAATGAGTACTTCTAATAAAGCCAAGGAATTCGGTGCCTAAGAGATATGCCCGCTCTTAACATCCGTTAAGAGCGTAACCTTCATTTTGTTATCAAAGGGAGCATTTCCCAATGTCGTTATCCGTCAACACAAAGACGTACGCTGCCGACTCCGTCGGGCCCAACCTCGTCGGTTACGCCGGTCCGAATCACACCAGTTCGGTCAAGGACAAGTTGTCCATTGGCAGGACTGCTGCGAAACCGACCGTCACGTTCTCCGGCGTGGTGAGGTCCGATGGGAAGCTGACGCGAACGTTGACCCTCACGGGCGCTATCACCACAACCGCCGATGCGATCTTGGAAATCAAGACCAGCATCCCGGTTGGGGCTGCTAGCGCGGACATCGACGCCATCCTGAACGATATGGGGGCTTTTCTGGCCTCCGCCTCCTACAAGGATATCGTGAAGAAGTCCGCAATCAATTTCTGATTGCGGGTTTTGCTTCTCATGAAACCCCTGAAAGGAGTAAGACATGAAGCGTATTATCAAGCGCTTGCTCGAAAATCGATTCATGTTCTTCGTTCAGTTGGTGTTGGCCTCTTATCTTGGCTTGCTGCTTTATTGCTTTACGCTTTGGATACTGGGGTTAAGATGGCTCTCGGTACTCTGGTTGGGATTTGGATCGTAGTAGTGGTTTTGCTCGAAGCCATTAATGACTTCTGGCCTTTAACCACGTACGCAGTCCGGATCGCCGTCAGAGTCCTCAGCAATCTTTTACACCTTATCCTAGGCGCTTAGCGTTCAGCGTGCGGCTGGGTAATACCAGCACCATAATCTGGAGATCGTAATGAAATCCAATAGAATGGCGCGTTTTCGCCTTGAGCAGACGCTCCAAGCTACGGAGGAACAGCGTTACGCTGAACTCCTTAGTCTTGTGTTTCGGTCCTGTGATCTAATTGCAGAGCATTCTGACAAAGTTCTCGGTTTTCTGAGATCCAGGTCGATTGCAAAGCTTTTAGATTACGCTGATTCTTTGGTCTGTACAGAGTATTCAGACCCGGCGAAGCATTACGCCGTTAATCAGTTAGCTGCATTGATCAGAAAGTACCCCTTTAAGGGGCCGTTCCCTGGAGTTAATCCCAGTGAGGCGGCTATCTTAAAATTCTACCAGGCTGAACACCTGTGTAGAAGGTACAATCAGATCTTCCGAGCCGAACGTAAAGTCGGCAGAGAAAGGTCGTCTTACTTACGTGCGAAAGCACGTGAGTGGATCGCCCGAGTAATCGGATTTACACCCGATAAAAAGGCAATCTGGACCCTTTGCGGCTTTGGACCAGGTGCGAGCGTTGGTGTCAGCGGTAATGCTACTCACTTGGCTCGTAAATTTCTCGAGCCTCGTTGGTCCGTCACACCATCGGCACTACCATATGCACTCGCCGCATTGAGGAGTGATCCTCATGTGTGGGAGTTACTCCTCCTACAGGAGGGGGCTCGCCATTACTGCATAGATCCTGACTCTTTCGAGCAGGCTCTCATGCAGAGAGTACATATGGTGACACATAACAAAATTGTGCTTGTGCCCAAGACCGCAAAGGTCCATCGGACTATTGCGGCCGAGCCGTTGTTGAATGGGTATGTCCAGAAGGGCATCGACTTATTTCTAAGAAGATGCCTTTATAGACACGGGATTGATCTAAAAGACCAATCCCGTAACCAGTTTCTAGCCCGAGAGGGCTCGAAAGGTGGCGATGACCCATTTGCGACAATAGATCTTTCCTCAGCAAGTGACTGTATGTCATTTGAACTGGTGAGAGACTTATTGCCCCCAGAGTGGTTTGCAATGCTAAACGCAAATCGCTCATATGAATATGAACTTAATGGTGTCAAAAAGAGATACCATAAGTTTGTATCCATGGGTAACGGCTTCTGCTTTCCACTTGAAACGCTAATTTTTTCTAGCGTTTGTGCCGCCGTCTACGACCGTCATAACCGCAAACATGATTTTTCTGTTTACGGAGACGACATAATCGTTCGCGGTAGCCTAGCCTCTGAAGTATTAAAATTTCTTCGTGAGCTAGGGTTTAGGCACAACCCCGAGAAGACCTTTCTAACGGGTCCTTTTAGGGAGTCTTGTGGTGCAGATTGGTTTAATGGTGAAGACGTTCGTCCCATCACTCTTGATTATACCCTTGGTTCTCTAAGGGATATTTTCAAGTTTCATAATCTCACCATCAGAAAGGAAAGACCAAAAGTCTTTTTCTCTGAAACTCGCGAATTTCTCCGCGGGCAGATCTCTCTCGAACTCCGATACTGCAGACCCTTTCCAGGGAATGTGGATACGGCTTTCGAGGTCGATCTTGATGAGTTTATGACTAGCAAGTTCGCGCTTTGGAATCGCAAAACGTATTCCTGGCGCTGGACAGAGCTAGTGACCCAAGCAGTCAGTGATGACAGCTTGAGTTATAAACACGGATGGAGTACCGTGTTAATGATGGCGGCTCTTCGGGGTTCCACCTCTGAGGCGCCGTTCACCAAGCGTAGAAATACGCGCACAAGGGTGAGATTAGTTTCTCACCATGGTGGCTATTCAACGTGGCTACCGTCGCCTAACCGGCTATGATGGACCGGTAGGTCCGCCCAACTCTTTCGCGATTAGTTATTCGCTGAGGAGATAAGGGCTTTCGGAGG